TTTTAACAAGTTCATCAATTCGAAATCTATCTTTTAACCCCATGTTATTTCTCTACGGTAAATGTTAAATCTTTATCACTAAAATATTCTACTACACCACTTCTTATTGTTTTTATTTCAATATAGTAATCTCTATTATATTCAAAGTTAGATAAATCTAATTTAAAATAATTACCATTGGTATCACAACTAACTTTTGTATAGTTATCATTGAATGGTATTATTACATCACCAGTTACTATATCTTTAATTTGATAATAAGTTGTTGATGGTAAATATTTTACATCTGTATAAGCATATGTGTTTGTATATGTTTTAAGAGGATATTTTTCTCTACCAAAAACTCTAATCATTGGTGTACTCCCTACCTTATATCTTACTTTTAATCTTTTAAACGTTACATTAATTTCTTCAGAAGTTAATTCTGTTAATGAACCTGTTGTAAATACCGAATCATCCCAACCAATTCTAATTTTAGGTTGGTATATTGTTGCAGTTTCTTTACCGAAGAATTTTAATTCTCCATAATCAACTGTATCTGCTTCTTTTGCATCCGAATGTTTTACTATAAATCCTTCATTTGGTAGTGTACCACCAATCCAACTATTCATTGAACTGAGTACATTCATTTCTATATCACTCGATTGATATGAAAAATCTTGTGAACCAGCCGAACCAGTGTACCATGTACCACCCTTTCCGTTAAAAGAACCACTCGTACCACTCGCATATCCACCATCTCCTAACCAACTTTCTGTGGATGTTCCTCTGTTTTCCCAACTTACACCATCGGTTGATATATCATCAAATCGTGTTCCAATACCCATATCCCATGATTGTGATATAGGATATGCATAAATTGTGTAATCCATAGGAATCTCATTTGCATCAGATTCTTTTAATAATAAATGAGCAGAACTCATTGTGATATCTCCACTAGCAATTGATTGTGATAATGGAGTAGTATCAAATTTTATTAATGCTCTTGCATTATCTTTAAGATTACCATAGAAAGTTTTAGATACCTCAATTATCTCATCCAATCCAGTGTTTTGACTTGGTTGTTGTAAATAAATTGTTGAATCTTTGGATGATGTTACGAAATGATACATTATACTACTCTCCCTTTTAAATCTTTATTTGGAAACTTAACCTCAAATACAGAAGGGTCTACTGATGGATACACCATTTTACCCTTTGTTGCTGCTTGTATATCATATGAATGTTCTGAGTATTTTCCTAAACATTTATTTACTATCTCACACTTTGGTACGGATTGAACTCCCTCAATACTTGCTAGTAAAATTTCTATTGCAGATATATTAATTGGCATATTAAACGTCCAATTATCTATATTAAAATATTGCGTTAATTCTGATATACATTTTGCAAGTACTTCTCTTTTATTATATCCACCATAAACTCTTATTTCAAAATCAAGTCCTATGTTTATAACATACCCATCAATAATATTAATTCCATCTGTTAACATTCTATATTCTCCAATATATGTTTTCAGATTTTCTTTAACTGCTCTATTCAATATAGATAAATTTTTATCTGAGTTATATCCAAGAATATATAAGTTAATTGCAAATGGATTATTTTTTTCACCAGGACTACCCTTTTTACTTTTTAATAATCTTTTAACTTCTTCTCGTGTTTCTGCATCTGATAGGTTTTGGTCTTTAACCATGTTAACCACACCCATTAGTTCTTCAATTGAATCAGTATCTTTTAATAATGAACCAGGTGAGTTATTATCCAATTGACCATCTGGTGAACAATATGCCTTTGCGATTCCACCATATTTAGGAGGCAATGCCAATGCTCTAACTTGATAATCTTTTCTTGTTACTGCTCTACCTTGTGAACCAAAGTTAGCTAATGCGTTTTCTCTAATCTCATCAATAGTTTCTTCACCCCTACCACCAGTTGCTGGAGTTTCATTATCAACTGCTACCGAAGCTTTCATTTTATTATATAAAGTAGATTCGTTTTGTGAAAATGTTTTTACATCATCATCGAATTCAATTCTTTTTATTGATGTTAGTTCTCCCTTAGAAACATTAGAAGATACACCACCACCCACTAGATAAGAAATTGTAAGAGTTGTATTTGAAGGTGCTTGTCCATAAGATGATGTTCTTAAGAAATTAGCAGGGTCAAACGTAGAACTCATTTTATCTATGGATGAATTTAATCCCAATCCAACATTTTTTGTACTTGGTATTAATACTTCATCATTTGTTGAATTACCACCACCAAATACTAGTGTAGTTGTATTATCTTGATTAATCTTAGTTACATATCTTTTTGAAGTTTTCAATACTTTTAATATATTTGATACAGAATCTTTAAATTGAGCTAAATCTTTATCAGTTTGCTCTGAAACTGGATAATCAACATATACCATTTCTTGTGCTAAGTATGGAACTTGATACCACTTACCACCATTTGCATCTCGTACATCAAATACATCAATTACATTTTTATCTGCAAGATTTATTTTAGAAAATTGTTGAGGTGAACTAAATGTTTTAGTTACGGTTTTTAATGTAGCTGAAATTGCTTTTACATATTTTTTAATAAGGTATTGTGTTGCTTCTCCAGCTGAATCAGTATAAACCGTAATTTCTCTATCAGTTGCATCATTAAAATCAACAAGTTCGGTTGTTCTAAACTGAACATTTGTTTTAGCTGCTTCTACAACCATACCTTCTCGTATTCTTAAGTAATAATCAGAATCTGGTCTGTTATCTTCTCCACTACCAATAGAAGGTGCTAATTGATACACCGCAATTGTTACGATTGCAGGTGAAGTAACTTTTGGTTTATATCCCAAGTAGTTTGAAAGAGCAATTACATTTTGCTTATCTTCTGCATATAACATTAATGATTCTTTCAATGAATCATCTGTATAGTATGACAATATATCTCCAAGATAAGATGCCATTTCTATAAACATCATACCAGGAGAAGCTTCGTTAAAATCAGAATATGTTTTAGGAAAATAAGTTTTAGAGTATTCAATTAAGTTACTTCTAAAAGACGCAAAATCTTTACTTAGATATTTTATATCTCTTCCATTGTTACTTTTAAAATTAGCTGAGTTTAATGCCATAATATTATTCCTGTACTACCAATGTTATTTCTTGTAAATCAATATCGTTTCCAACTGTAAATTGTAAATTTAAATTTACTTGATTTTTATCTTTTAATTCACTTGCCATATCTACATCAATTGCTTCTATTCTAATGTAAGGTAACCAATACTCTACACTTTTTAAAATAGTTTGTTGGATGTTTTTTTTAAATTCAGTATCATCCATTTGTTCGAATAATAATGACCTTAGTCCTGAACCAAAGTCTGGCTGCATTATTCTTTCACCCTTTGCAGTTAATAACAAATTTTTAAGATTAGCTTTTGCTTGCTCAAGTGATGTAAATGCTTGTGCAAAAAATCCTGTATTACCACCTTGTATTGGTAGTGTAATTCCATATGCATAAGAATCAAATTCTTCGGAATCTTTAAGTGTTTTTTTACCAAGTATAAATGCCATTACTCACTCCCCTTATCTTATTTTTTAAATTTCCTAACCAATGCAGAATTATCTCTGTTTAGTATTTTATCAAGACCGGCTAAACCTGTCTTAACTCCAAGACCAGTTTTACTTGGTCCTCGTGATACATCTCCATACCCCATTTTTTGTGCCATCTGTGTTCTCATTCCCTCAACTCCAGCTCCTGCTCCTTGAGATGTAAATGATACGGTTTTATCCATACTCTCTTGAATTGGTTCTTGTTGTGGTAGAGTATCTAATACTGATTTGCCTCCACCGGGTGTTCCTCCACTTGCTCTTTGTGCTTTTGTAAAGGGAGTTGTCATATTTAAAACCTCGTTTATAGATTTGTTTTTAGAATATGTTTTCTTTGGTGTTGCTCGTTCTTGTTCTAACGCAAGTTCTACTTGTTGGAAAGGGTCTATCTCTTCACTAACGACTTGCGTTGAGGGAACGGCTACACCCCCCTTCACCTCTGCTAATCTTCTACTTACTTCCTCTTCCAATATCTTTGGAAAAGTTTTCGATAAAAAACGTTCTTGTTGTTTGGCAGTTTCTACCTCAACAAGAGTTCTTATTACTTTTATTAATTGTTTGTTGTTCATTTTGATTCTGTTTATCTTAATATAAATATATTACTATTAATTTTATGGTTATTAACCTGGTACTAAGTATGCTGGATGTATCAAAACACCAGGTGCTACGGGTGGTGGTGCACCAGGATAAATGGATATTGTTGAATACATAAATACGGTTGTTGTTAGATGGGTTTGCATACCAGCTGCAAGTAGTGATAAAAAAGTACTTGTTTCATTGGTATTTGATAAAGGACCGATTGGAGACCAAGCACCTGGATTCATACACACCGCTGCAGTTGTTGTTATGTTTTGAATTGCTCCAGTTGCTGGTATTATAGGAGGAATTCCAACTGTAAGTGTAGCACCTGTCCAAAACGCAACTACTCCCTTACCAATATCATCTGCAAATGTATGCAATCCATCACTTTTTGATAAAGCAGTTGCACACGCTATAACTACCAACGCTTCCATTCCTGCAGTATTTCCCGCAGATAATGGAATCATGTTTGTATCTTGAAACCCTCTCAAAATACACATATTATATTCTTGAGTAATCTTTTTAGCAAAATCAGTAAATGCACCTATACCACCTTGGTTGGTCATATAGTTTTCCATATTTGCTTTAAATGTATTGAATGACATATTATTACTCCGTATAATTTAAAGTAGATAAAAATGTATTCAATTTTGATTTAATCTGATTAAAGGTAGGTTTGTTAGTTGGACCAGGTGCAGTTGGACCACATGGAGTTTGAAATACTTGTACATTTATGGCATCAATTAACTCTTCCATTAATCCAAGTAGAGTTTCACCTCTTACCAAAGGTTCTGTTGTTTCTTCGGTATTTAAATATATTTCACCACTACCACCTAAAAAATACATATTATTATCATTAGTAGTTGTTCTATATTCTCCATTTAAATCTATTTCAGCACCATCTAATCCATTATCGATTGTAAGCTTACCATCAGAAATAAATGAATAATCTCCTTTAGAAAAGAATATCATTTCTGAATCTTTAGAAGATAGTATTATTCTACCACTATTAATTAAAATTTGGTCTGTTGCCTTTAGTTCTTCAGGTGGGGTATGATATATAGGTTCAGTTTCAAATGGAACATCAGCAGTACCAGGAGTAAATGCTAACTCATAATCTCCACTAGTTATAGCGATAGTAGAACCATCTTCTACAACATCCTCTTCTGTTATTTCAAACTCTTTTAAATCTTCAATAGATTTATCATTTTGCCTATTTCTTATTAGTATAGTTGGAGCAAAAACATTTTCTTCATTGTTATATCCACTAAAACGAATTGATTGTCCAAATCTCGATTGTATTACCTTATCACCTTCATAATATACAAGTGGATTGATTTGTGTTGGTTCAAAATATTCTCCAAGTTTATTACTTCTATCACCATCACCTCCTGAGTTTGGAGTTCCTGTTTGAGATGTTTCTGAATATCCGGATGAATTTGAATCTGAGTTTTCTACTGGCAATCCTTGTAGTTGTGCATCCTCAACTGCATTACCTGCATTGATATCTATATTATGAATTCTTTTGTAATGTGAATTACCACCCACTTTAATTAATTCAACTACCTCACCAAGTAATGGAAGTCCTTCATCAATATTAAATGGTGGGTAATCATTTAAATCATCGAAATCATATGAAGTATCTCCCTTTTCAACAATTTTAGCAAATCCAAGTACTGAATCTAAATCCGATACATCTGAAGTTATATCATCTGGTATTGTTATTGATTCAAACTCTGTATCATTAATATGAACATATACTACGGTACCTGTAACTAACTTTTGTTTATTATTTTGATTGTTAGTTAAAAAACTAGAATTAGATTTTTGTATTCTTTGCATTACTTTCCAACCTTTTGTTTAAGTTCTTCTATTTCGTTAGTAAGTTCATCAACCTTAACATCTTGTTCATCTGCTACTTGTAAAATAGTTTCATCTAATTGTCTTAGTAGTTGTTCTTTTTCAATATCAGAAAGAAAACCAGTATCTCCTTCCGATTTTTGTGCTGCACCTATAATTCTTTGTGCAATTGCACTCATCTTAATTAATGATTCATCGTTTCTGATTGATGAATCAATTAAGTCTTTTAGGATTGGTCCTATTACTGCCATATCCCCAGCATGTCTGATTACATTTCTCATTTCTGAAATCAGTTCTGATATTCTTTGTTTCTTGTTTTGTTGATTATCATAGATATCTTTAAACAATCCACTAAGGTTTTTTCCAGGAAATAATTCAAATTCTATACTCATGATTATACCATATTAGTTGTATATAAATATAGTAAACGAAAAAACCCCACTTTTAGTGTGAGGTTTAATCTTAAACGCGTTGTTAGAATTACTTCTAATCCTTACTTCTTAATAATGTGGTACAGTACAAAAGCCCCTACAAGTCCTAACAGACCTTCAGCACTTAAACTTCCTAGAATGCCCATAATGTTATCAACTACTGATACTTCTGGCCAAAAAGGGATGTTTGTACCTTTGAAGAGTACTTCAAGTACAACTCCCAAGGCAATGATGCTAATACCAATTTTTGTTAATTCTTCAGCCCAAGAGCCTATTTTTTTCAAAAATTCCATATTGTTCTCCTTTTGTTTTAATTAAATATGAATAACTTTTCCATCTTGCAAAACTAAGGGATATCCGTTAATAACTATGGTATATATGATAAAAAAAATTACAATATATATTCAACCTTCAATTAAATAAGTGTATTAGGGGTTTATATATTTATGTATAAAAAACCCCACCGATTGGAGGGGTATTTTGTACTAACCACTTTATTATACGATTAGAGATTTCCGAGGTAATTTATAACTTAAAACAGTGTCCTCTATCTTTCAATAAGTATATTTTAATAATTAAATAATTGTTTTTCTAATAATATAATTTCCAAGTACAAGAGTGTCCATTTCACAATCAAGGAATGTTTTTATTGCATCTTCTGGTGTTAGAACCATTGTTTGGTCTTTTAAATTGAAAGAGGTATTGATAACAATTGGATACTCATTATCTATTTCAAGTTGAGTTAATAAAGAGTATATTCTTGGATTATCTTTAGAATCTAAACTCTGTATTCTTGCAGAATTATCGATGTGTGTTATAGCAGGAAGTTTATCAACGAATTCTTTCTTAACCTTTACTACTTGATTCATATATGGAACTAATCTATTATATTTAAAATATTTAACCTGTTTTTCTCTATGTACAATAGGAGCAAATGGTCTAAACCCTTCTCTTTTTTTAATCATCATATTTAAACGAGATTTCATTTGAGGGTCTCTTGGATTTGCTAATATAGAACGATTACCTAGTGCTCTTGCACCAAACTCCATTCTACCCTCAAACCAACCAATTATATTTCCATCAGTAATTTCTTTAGATATAATTTTTATTATTTGAGAATTAACTACATATTCTCCATAGATATATTTCTTAAATTTATCAATAGTAGATTTTATAGATTCCTTTGAATACTCTGGACCTAAATATGGATTGGTGTTTATCTTTCTCAATGATACATTATTATCATAGTAATAATGTAAAGCACATCCAATTGATGAACCAGAATCAGATGGTGCAGGTGGTATCCATAAATTATTATAAGAAGTTTTTTCTAATATCTTTCCATTTGCAGTTCCATTATACGCACAACCTCCACTTAAACATAAGTTACGAGATGATGATAACGAAAAAGCTTTTTCCAATAAATTAAAAAAATATTTTTCATATATAGCTTGTACAGATGCCGCTAAATCTTTATGGTCTTGTGTAAGTGGTTCTTCTGGTAATCTGTTTGGTAGTTCAAGTAACATTCCAAGTTTTTCATTAAACATATGTGTATCTGAATATTCATATGTAAATAAATCCATGTTTAATTTAAAGTTACCCTCTTTACCTGATATAATTGAATCGAATTTATCTATATACCTAGATGAATCACCATACGGTGCTAATCCCATCATTTTATATTCCCCTTCATTTGGTTTAAATCCCAAGAATGCAGTAAATGCAGAATAGAACATTCCAAGTGAATGTGGAAATTTTATTGAATCTAATTTTTTAAGTTTGTTTTTTGTTCCCTCATATATTGTAGTTGTTTCCCATTCACCAACCCCATCAACTGAAACTATAATAGCGTTATTGTATGGAGAAGTATAATATGAATACGCTGCATGAGATAGGTGATGTTCGGTAAACACAACATTTGTTTTACTACCAGTATAAGAATCAATATCTAACATTAATTCTTTATATGCAGTTTTGTTATTACTAATAATACTTTTTCTGTTAAAGTATTTTAATACTCCACCTTTTTTTGTAGAGGCTTCTATTCTATCTAATTTTTGAAAAGGAACTTCATAGAAACAAATAGAATCTAAATCTTCTTTGGTTATAGAATACTTTTTAAATAACCAATCAATCGTATTATGTGGAAATGAAGAATCGTGTTTTATACCTGTGAATCTTTCTTCTTCACACGCTCCTAACACTATACCATCTTTTATTAAAGATGCCGCTGAGTCATGATATCCACAACTAATTCCTAATATATAACTCATTAATATTTTTTATTATAAGTAATCAGTATCTATAAAATCATTATTCTTTTCTACACCAAACTTTTCTTTTTCTGTTCTGAAATCCCCATGTTCAAGATAATCATTTAACATTCTCTTTTGATGTATTTTCATTACATTGACAACTTTAGTAATGTAGTGAGTTTTACAATCAGTCATTTCTCTGATTAACAGATATAAATGTTTTTTATTAAAGTTTTCAATATGCTCACTTCTTCTAAATAATTCTAATACAGCATCTGCTATTTGTAAATCTCTTTTCTTTGTAAAGATTGAGTTTAAATTACTATCCCAAAATTCTAACATCAATTGTTTAAAATCTTTGAATTCATTATTTTCTTCAACTTCATTAAAATCATTTTCAGGATTCCATGTTTCGGGCATCTGTGAAAGGAGATTGTTTTGTTTCCATCTTTTGTAGTTACCATTATTTTTTAAAATTAAATGGTTCTTTGCTATAATTGTAAAGTAAGAAAATGCTCTACCTTTACCAGGTTTGAACATATGCATTTTTTCTACCATTGTAGATACTACTTCTGTTTGGATATCTTTTTTTGGTACATCGAAATAAGAAAACTTGAATGTATTAAGAACATTTTCTGCAAGTTTTTCGAATGGGTATTTGATTCCTTCTTCATATATCTGAGACCTTTCTTCAAAATTATCACTTGCATTATATTTTATTATTGCTTCCTGTGCAGGTGTACCAAAATAAATTTTGGATTTTTTTCTCCTTTTTTTCGCCATTATATTTCGTTGTTTAACTCTTCTATTATTTTTTTTATTTCACTAAAGCTTATACCAACCTCATCATCTTTTTCAAATGCTTGTTTAATATCTAGTTTTCTCATTGCAGTTAATGCATTTTCTACCTTATCTCTAGTTGAATAAATGGTATTTACTACCCTATCTTCTAATTGTTCGTTTTGTTTTAATAGGTTTCGAACTCCTATTAGTAGTACGATATTTATGACTACTGAAATTCCTATAACAATATTATAGGTAGTTAATAATTCTATCATGAATTTGGTTTTAATTTAATTTCATAACCACTAAACTTATTCATATAAGAAGTGATTTTTGTTCCATT